ATGATAAAAGTGCCGGATTTTACCAAAGATGAAATTAATTACATTTTAGATAAAGCTAACTTCACAGATCAGCAGCACACATTGTTTATGCTTCGAAACAAAGAGTGTAGCTATGAGATTTGCGCTGAGGAAATGAACGTGAGTATTGCTACAGTGAAACGTATAGCAAAAACTATGAATGAGAAAATAAGAAAAGTGATGTGATACTTTTTTGAGCCGATACTGATATGGTATCGGCTTGTTTTTTATGCAAAAATTTAATCAGAAAGAGGGTGACAATGTGTTTTCAGATGAAATTTTAGAGAAAATTTTTAACAGAAAAGAGATGCAAAGGCTTGATTTGCAGACACAATCCTCTGTGATACATGCGATCGAGGAAGTTTTAGAGGGGGAAAAGCAGAATGCAGATGAACAACCAGTATCCGAATAGCATATACAATCCGCAGATACAGCCATATTTCCAATATGGGAATTATAGTGGAAACCAATACCAACAGCAGAGATTCGAACCACAGCAGCAGTTTCAACAGCAAATGCAACAGGTGCAGCAGTCGCAATCTACTTTCATAAACGGTAAAATTGTTCCATCAGTTGATGCGATTAATGCAAACGATGTTCCGATGGACGGAAGTGTTGCAATATTTCCAAAACAGGACATGTCGGAAATTTATGCTAAACAGTGGAATGCTGACGGTACAATCCGTACCGTCGTGTTTAAGCCAGTTTTAAACGAACAGGCTAACAACTTATCAAACGATAAAGAAAAAACGGTTTTAGAAGCACTAGAAGATGTCAGAAGCGGATTTGATGAAAAGATAAACGAACTTGTAAGTGAAATTTGCAAGTTGGAGCAAAAAATTTGCGATACACCAACTAATAGAACAACAAAATCAAAGAATAGCACAACTTAGTTGGTATATTAGTTGAAATGTAGTTGGTATGTTAATTCAAAAGGATGGTGCAGAATGAATCCATTAAATATTTTCCAGATGATGAAAAACGGGAACCCACAGCAATTTTTACAACAGATGATGGGAAATAATCAGATTATGAGAAATCCCTTAATGAAGAATACAATAGAAATGGCTCAAAAAGGCGATATGCAAGGAATTGAGCAAATGGCACGAAATTTGTGTAAGGAAAAAGGTCTGAATGCAGACGATGTAATAAATCAGATCAAAAGTAAGTTTAATAATTAATGGCATAATAGATGTTTGTATACAATTCCTGGGTGACATCTTTATGAATAAAATTTTCGGAGGTAAAACTATGTTTAACTCAAACAATACGC